TCAGAACGGCCAAACTGTTGAGATTCCCTATCTTTGGCTTGAGGCGTTTGCCTATGGTTTGGCTTTGCGTCTTGCCCAAATATGGAACCCGCCCGCTATGGCGATGATCAAGCCCATGGCTGATGAATCCTATCAAATTGCGGCTGATCAGAACGTGGAAACCGCCCAGCAGTATATCTCTCCTATGATTAGTGGGTATTTTAGGTAAGGAGATATGAATGGGCTACGCATCACGGTCAGGACGCGCAAGGACAGACGCTCGTAACCCACGGGCGTTTGCGATCTGTGACCGTTGCGCTCTGTGGTACAACCATTATCAGCTCAAATGGCAGTATGATTGGGCTGGCGCGTCCCTGATAAACAAGCGCATTTTGGTCTGCGATACGTGCTATGACACGCCTCAAGAGCAACTTAGGGCGATCATTGTTCCGGCTGATCCTGTGCCGATCATCAATCCTCGTGTTGAACCCTATGCTTGGGACGAGATAGATCGTCGCCAAGTGTCTGGTTACAACACCACAAACCCTCAAACTGGTATCCCGGTCCCGCAGGGTGACACTCGCGTCACTACTGTTGATGGGGATGTGCCTGATCAAACTCGTGTCACGCAGCAGACTGGTGAAGCGCCCGGTGGCATTAATCAAAAGCCCGGCACTGACCCGAATGCGGTGACATACCGAGACATTGTCAATGTTGATAATAATGGCATTGGCATCATCCGTGTCACTGTCAGTGTCACATCTGGCTTCATCACGGGCCAAAGGGTCATTATCAACGATGTTGTGGGGGTTGAGGCAGCTAATGGGAAGTGGACGATAACGGTCATCAACCCAAGCCAATTTGATCTGCAAAACTCCTCATTCACTGGCGCGTATGTCAGCGGGGGCTATGTGATCAACAATCCAAGCCTGCCCTACGGCTTTGACGAAGTGCCCAAGACAGGACCGCTCTGATGCCTCGTTACGCCAGTAATATCCAGATTCCCAATCTTGGTGCTGCTATTGCTCTTAATGGCACCGAACAGGTTGAAATCGTTCAAGCTGGCGAATCAAAACGGACAACGACGCAGGCTATTGCCAACTTAGCTGCGACTGGTCCGACTGGCCCGGCTGGCCCAAGTGTTACCGGCCCTACCGGCCCTACTGGAGAAACTGGGGCAACTGGCAGCACTGGCCCCACTGGAATAGGCCCTACTGGCCCAACCGGAAATACTGGCAGTGCTGGGGCCGCTGGTCCCACCGGCCCTACGGGTGCTGTTTCCACGACGCCCGGCCCCACCGGTCCCTATGGCCCCACCGGTCCTACGGGGGTTACGGGGCCTGCGGGCGCGACCGGCCCCAACGGCGATATTGGTCCCACGGGAGCAGCCGGACCAACAGGTTCTGGCCCGACCGGCCCCACGGGCGATGTTGGCCCGCAGGGTATTCAAGGCGTTACTGGACCTACAGGCCCCACGGGTGCAGCTTCGACTGTGGCAGGGCCTACAGGGCCAACTGGTCCTACCGGAGCCGCTTCAACTGTTGCTGGGCCTACAGGCCCAACCGGGACAGCGGGCACAGCCGGGGCGGGGGGGCCGACTGGACCTACAGGTGCGACAGGCCCTACGGGGTCTATTTACCCAACAGGTGGCTCACCTGACCGCATTTTCTACGAAAACCAGCAAACGGTCACGGTTAACTACACAATTTCAACCAGTTACAATGCTATGTCTGCCGGACCTGTCACGGTCAACTCAGGAATTGTCGTAACTGTTCCATCGGGCAGTTATTGGACTATTGTCTAATCTCAACAGCGAAGGGGGTCGCTATGGAGAGAAAGTTAAAGATATGCGTCTATGCGATTAGCAAGAATGAAGCGCATTTTGTGCAGCGTTTTTGTGAGTCTGCCGCAGATGCCGACATGATTCTCATTGCAGATACGGGGTCTGATGATGGTCTTCCCGAAGAAGCTCTCAAATACGGAGCGACTGTTAATCACATTTGCATATCTCCTTGGAGATTTGATCTTGCACGTAACGCGGCTTTGGCATTGGTGCCAAAGGACATGGATGTGTGCGTCAGCTTGGACATTGACGAAGTTCTTCAGCCGGGGTGGCGAGAGGAGATAGAACGTGTCTGGACCAAAGGGGAAACTACCCGCCTCCGCTACATGTTTGACTGGGGATGCGGGATTAGCTTCTACTATGAGAAAATCCACGCCAGACATGGCTACTTTTGGCACCATCCCTGCCACGAATATCCTGTCCCTGACGGACGCATCACGGAAGTTTGGGCGCAAACTGACTTCCTCATCGCGGTCCACAAGCCCGACCCGACCAAAAGCCGGGGACAGTACATGGATTTGCTGGAGCTTTCCGTAAGAGAAGACCCGGATTGCCCCCGCAACGCTTTCTATTACGCCCGCGAGCTTAGTTTCCATGCTCGTTGGCAAGAGGCTGTTGACGCCTGCAAAAGTTATTTAAGCCTGCCACGCGCCACATGGCAGAACGAGCGATGCTATGCCTATAGAGTTATGGGGCGCTGCTACAATGAACTAGGTAATCCATTTGAGGCTGAGAAAGCTTTCCAAATGGCTGCATCAGAGGCCCCAAACACTCGTGAGCCATGGTGCGAGCTTGCCATGATTATGTATAGGCAATCTCGATGGGAAGAGTGTTTTGCCTATGCCATGCGAGCCCTGCGAATCACCAATCGTGAGGCTGTTTACACTTGCGACCCAGAGGTTTGGGGGCCGCAGCCGCATGACCTTGCCAGCATTGCTGCTTGGCACCTTGGCATTTACGGGCCAGCTTTGCATCACGCAAAAATTGCCCATGAAATGGCTCCAGATGATGTTCGTCTAGCGAGAAATCTGGAGTATATTCGCAACGCAGTATCTGGTGAGGGGGAGAAAGCAGCATGAGGCCGTGGAAACTCAGACCCTAATCAATTTTGCTCTTGGCGCGTTTTTAGCTCTCATTGGCTGGCTTGCTCGCCAGTTATGGGAAGCTGTTGAGCGGTTAAAGGGTGATCTCCACCAGATTGAGGTTGATTTGCCCAGTCACTATGTGCGCCGGGAAGAATTTTCAGAAGCTCTCAAAGAAATCAAAGACTTGTGCCGACAAATATTTGATAAAGTAGACAGCCTTGAAAAGAGAAAGGCTGACAAGTGATAGATACTGACTCAATCACCAAGCCTGTTGCTGCTGTAACTGCTGTCATGGCGATGATTGGGGGCGGTTATTCTCTTTATGACAAGATCAAGTTGCCACCTAAAGATATTTTGAGGTGGGATGCGGATCATTTTAGCATCTCAAGTGGCCCAGCTTGGGGCCAATTTAAAGTGGTTGTGGCCCGCCAGAAGATCAGAGATGATTGCACTGTAGAAGATTTTAGCCTTGAGGTGCGAGATTCTGACTACATCGTTCACAAGGCAAACCCATCTGTCGCCAAGTTTTCTGGTCCCGCAAGCCCAACGGTAGACAAGTTTGGGTACACAATGACCATTGAAAACCCCGAAACTGTCGCGCTTGGTGGCGCAAAGTTAATCGCTCGCATCATGTACAAATGCCCAGAAGGGACTGTCGTGATTGCCTATCCAGACCACAAAAACCTGACATTCAGCATTGAGGGGGAAGCAAAATGAGCCTGCTTGATCAATTTGGTCCTCTTTTAGGACAGGTGGCTCCTACTATTGCCACGGCTTTAGGCGGTCCTTTGGCGGGGGTTGCGGTCAGGACTTTGTCTAATGCTCTGTTTGGGCATGAAGATGCCAGCGAAGACCAAATCAAAGAAGCAATGTCTAATGCGACTCCAGATCAACTTGCAGCGATCAAGAAGATTGACGCCGATTTCAAGGTCCAGATGAAGAGCTTGGACATTGACCTTGAGCGCATTGCCGCTGGAGACCGTGACAGCGCCCGTCAAATGCAGCGCGAGACGAGGGATTGGACCCCCAAAGCTTTGGCTTTTTTCATTACCTTTGGCTTCTTTGGGGCGCTGATCTGGATTCTTGTCTTTGGTATTCCAAAAAATGGGTTGGAAGTTATCTTGATGATGCTGGGTTCTCTCAGCACTTCATGGACAGGCGTCGTTCAATTCTACTTTGGCTCGTCGGTTGGGTCAAAAGAGAAGAACAGCCTCCTTGCTGCAAAGGACAAGTAAGATGCAGGAAAATTGGAATAGTTGCTTTGATGCA